AACCATGAACTCCAATATTTAAATCTGTTCCATTAAATATACCGGTAAAAGATACAGATCTATCTTCAATTGTTAAAGATTGATTTAAATATGTTGGTATTGATGAGGATGCAACATAAATTGACTCTTCTGAATCTGTATAAGTATTTTGTACATTGGTATTGAAAATTTTTAAATTTGAATAATTTGATGAATTTACTTTTAATATATTTTTTCTAATTGTATATGAAAGTGAAGTATTTAATTGCCCCTGTTCTTGAATTGTAAATGATTTTTCATCATTAAGAAAAATTACGTTTCCACTTTGTTCAGAACCAACTGATGAAATGCATGATATGGAATCTCCAATAGAGAAATTATGTGGATCATACAGACTAATTTTATAGGTATTAGTTAAAGAATCTAAAAGTTGAACAGAACTAACGTCAAATTTAGTTGAAATATTAAAAAACCAATTATTAGACTTTTTATCTTCTAATTGTTTTCCTAAAGATCGAATTACTATTTGATCATTTTTACTGTATAAACGATTATTTTTTGGAATTTCTAGATCAGATAAAACTCCAGTTACTCTAACTTTTACAATAGTATTCGTATCAATTCCTACATATCCATATGCATAAGTGTCTAAATTTATTTCTTGTCCGGAAGAAATTGATTGATTTATATTTGTACAATCAAAGAATTGATTTATAGTTTTAGATCCATAATTGATATAATTTACAGTGCCATTATCAAGAGTAGTAACTAAAGTTCCAGTTGTAGGAAATCCTAAAGTTGAATCTACATCAAGGACTGTTGTACCTGCAGAAACTGCTGTAACTATTTTTGTTTTTGGATGAATTGAAAAAGATCCTAAAACTGATCCATTAACATTAATATCTTTATTATAACTATAGTCTAAACTTATTACGTAATAATTTTTATCTCCTCTATTAATTTCCTCCACATTTGTAATTGTTCCTCTTGCCGCAGAAAAGAAACTTGTAAAATCTTGATAAAGTGTTTTATTTTCTAACTGTAAAGGATCTCCAGATATAGATTCTACTACTAAATTTTGAGAAATTCTGTACTCAGCGTCTGATGGTTGAATTAAAAAATCTCTTGGTTTTACAACCTCTACGTCCTCACCATACAAAGATCTAAAAAGAATCTCAAAAGATGTATTTGTTCCTTTTGTTGAATAAAAATCTTTTGCTTGTTTGATAAAAAGAGATTGATTAAGTTCGGAATAAAACTCTCTATCTTCAAATCCAGGAACTATTTGCTTTTTAACTTTCTTATAAAATTCTTTAAGAAATAAAATACTTAAATTTGTTACTGTTGCGCCAAGATTATGTGCATCAGAATTGGATTCCGAAAATATTAATTGATCTTTTGCTATGGTATCAGTATAAGAAGTTACACCACTAAATCCTCTTACACATCCCTCAAAAGAAGTTGAAGTTTTGGAAGTGTATGTAATAATTTCATTATCTATTAATAAAAGACCATAGTTATTTGCAAATCCATAAGTAGACTCTACCTGAATCGTAGTGTCTGCAAATGAAATATCTGAAGAAAGAATCGTAGAAGATACAAGATTAGTTAAATTATCAAGTTTAGTATATTGGTCAATATTTTGAAGTATATCTAAAGTCTGCCCTTGATTTTCAAGAGATTTATAATATTGAGATAAAAATTCCGATACTAATGGATATTCATCTCTTACAAAGGAAGGAAGTTGACTTTCTACTATCGAACTAATCTTGATTCTTGTTTCTACCATTTTATGATCTTACGAGTGTTCCATTTGAATAACTTGAGGTTACCAAATATGTTGATCCTGATGGATCAGCACCTGATGAAATAACATCAGGCAACATATTAATAGTACTGTTATTAATATCTAGTTGCAAATATAAATCCTGCAATCCAATAACATCATTTGATTTTGGTGCTGTTGAAATTTCTATTATTGAATTTCCTTGAAATGTTTTTAAAGTTGATATAATGTTTATTGGATATAATTTTATCTCTCCTTTTTCATAGTCAATCGTGCCAATATTATTTTTTACGATTGTTGCTTGTGTTGGAGAATCTAATTTAAATAAAAATATAGTTCCTGTTTTTTGGTCTGAATTTGGCATATCTCCCAAATAAACAGTATCAAGTAATCCACTGACTTTGAATCCAGAAGATTTTATATTATATCCATCACAGGTTTTAATATGGAAAGCATTTCCATAACAAATTTCATAATCTGCAAATTGATTTAAAAGTGGACTTAAATCACGTCTCATAATCACTTTAGTAATATTTGAAGTAATTGATACGTGACTATCATCAATAATTTTTAAAAATTTACTATATTTAAATCTTGCACCAAATTGATTTAATTCAGATGAATCAGCGTATGTAGTTATGTTAGAACTTATAATACTTTTTACATAATCTGCACTTGGGGCAGAATTTGTATTGTAATAAACTGTCAAATCAGTTTCAACATATATGTATTTAAGGTCTAAAAATTCAGTGACAATTCCCGCTACACTATATTTTTTAAGTTGTGCTTTAAGATTATCTTTAACTGAATCTGGAACATAAGGTCCATTATAAGGTTTAATTGAAATAAAGACTTTTCCATACTTTGGTGGAACAACGTCCTCTCCACCAAATACTGAAACAGATTCCGCTTCGGGATAAATTAATGGAACAATTGCTTCATAATCAGATGCAGTTACTGCACGATTTTGTGCAGAATAAATTTGTGGAGCATATTTTTTAATTGAATTGACTGATTCAATTTCCTGCCCACCTTGAGATGCTATATTAACTGTAATTAAAGATATTCCCGTAGAAACAACTCTTGAATTATTATCTACTATTCTTCCATTAAAAATAAAACTAGAAACACCATTTCCGTCTACACCACTTGTAGAAACATATGATACTTCAATATAGTTTCCATTTTCCAATTTAGTTCCAAAAATACCATCACCAAAAATTAATTCATATCTTTGATCTTCAATTTCTTGAATAAAGAAAACTTTTGAATCTGATGTAATATCAAATAAATTTTTTGATTGAATATATTTTCTTGATACTGTACTAGAAGATGTATTTCTTACTGATACATTGATCAAAGATGTATCAGTGTATGGATTGTTTAGCGTAAATCTTTGATTGGGATTATTTGAATCTACCGTAAAGTTTGAAGTTAGAAAAACACCTTCATATACATCAACATTATCAAAAAAAGCAATTCCATTGACAACTGGAGCAGTGATGTCATTTGGAATATTGAATCTATAACTTTGATTTCCAAAAGAACCACTTGTCGTACAAACAACACCTTTTTTAAGTGTTAATGAAATTGGATTTGTTGAAAGTGCCGTAGTATCAACAAAGAATGAAATGTTTGCTCTTGCAGCAGTTCTTGACCTTGGAACATATCCAATATTTCTTGCAAGAGAAACTACGTTCTCTCTCAATGTAGCACTATCAATAAAAACCTCATTACTAACCATGTTAGCATTGTATGAGGAAATATAGGTATTATATGCTAATACATCAATAATTACTGACAGATTAGATCCTTCAAAATCGTAGTCAGTAAAATTTGAATTCGATCTAAGGTATTCCTTAATCGATGTTTTAATTTGATCGAAATCTAGATTGCTAAAGTTGACTAGTGCCATTTATCTTGTTGACTGTAAAGCAAATGATAATTGTTGAGGTAAGGCATCTACGCCGATAATTTTGTAGCGGATAGTGACATTAAATTCACCATCGTCATAATTTGGACTTACATCCACTGCAATCACATCAACTCTAGGTTCATAATTTTTAATTGTATTTCTAATCTCATTTGATAAAATTGATGCCGAAATGTCATCTATATTTTCAAAAATAGATCTACTGACTTTTGATCCTAGGTTTTGATTAAAAAATCTTTCTCCTGGAAGTGTAAAAACAAGATTTCTCAACGAACGAGCGATAGCAGTTTCATTTTTAGTCGCAATAAGATCAAAGGTTAAAGGATTAACCTGAAAAGACATGCTAATATCTTTAAACCCTTGACTTACCCTTTCTAAAGGCATGAAAAAATATAAATCTTTTATTATTTATCAGTATTTTTTAAAGTCCGTAGATTGGTTCAGTGCCATATTCCCAATCATCATAGTCTTCATCATTACGAATTTTCTCATGAATTTCTTTTTGAGTGTGAAAATCATGTTTTTTGGGAGTTTGATTGTCATGTGCGATCTCACGAAGCATTTTTTGTTGAGGAACTTTTGATTCCCAACCATATTCACTAGACAAATACTCAGTTCCCCACATTTCTCTCATAAAATTTTGATCCTTATCGACTTTTTTGGTCATTTTTGCTCCTGATTGATTAAATCAGAACTTTTTACGGGGTTGCTATCCCATCAATTGACATAAAATCCTTCTCTCAAATAATCTTTGTCTGATATAAAAGTAAAATTGTCAATTTTTTCTTGGTTTTCTCCTTTCCAAACTGGAATAGCAACAGAATTATTATATCTAAAATCTGGATTTTGTCTAAAGTGAACTTCTATAAGTTTATCACCTATAAATTCACAATTTATCCAGTCATAATTTCCTTTTAAATTGTTTAAAATATCAGGAAATTCTATATTTGTATCTATCTTAGTCCATTTTTTCCATTTGTAAAGAGGACTTTGCTCATCTCTTTCACCTAAAACAATTAATTTTGATTCTTTTTGATAAAAATCAATACTAATATGATCACCTTCAAAGATTTCACACCAAAATTCTGCAGGATGTAAATCATCAGTATACTTTTTTATCCATTCTATACGAGAAAATCTTCCCATTCCAAGTAAATTAATACTTGGTCTAACTACATAATTTCCAGGAACAGGAACAGGGCACCCTGCAGGTCCACAGAGATACCTTAGACGATGATTTAGGAACAACTTATTATAAACCCATAAATCTTCTACATGAATTGAATTCCATTCATCTTTAGAATCTAGGTGATACATGGATCAATTTTTGAAGTTGATATTCGATGAAAAGTATAATTTTTTTGTATTCGAATATCGGAATTTTTAAAAGTCCAACATTCTCCATTACTATCTAGAAATACAACCCATTCTAAATCATGTTCTTGAGATCTATCGATACAAAAAAATGCCCAACCATTACCTTTTGGAGTAACGACTGGGATAGTGGGATTTAGTTGAATCATTTTTTCTTTTTTCTTTTACGTGCTCCATTTTTCTTTGCTTGAGATTTATACCCCTTGCAACGTTTATCTGGAGTCGATTTTCCGTTTTTATGAATTCAACGAAACATTTTTATTTTCCTTGACCTCTATAACGTTTTTTGCGTCCATTGCGAGACGTAGCACTCAATAAAGTACGAGCAGAGCGCCCCTGACGAGTTTTTTTCGGGGACCCTACCTCAAATACTACTTTACTTGATCCACCTTTAGCCATTGATTTCCTCCAGTTCGATTAAGTTTGCATCAATAGTTTCATCAGAATAATAAGATTCTGAAAGTTCTTCTAAGACCTCGGCACATTCTTCATGTGTGAGGTCTGTATAAATTTTACGACCTTGATAAAGAACGTTAAATTTCTTCATCAGATCACGCGAGTTTTCTCATGTCCTACACGAATACGAGGATCGCACCAGATATCGAATCCTTTTTCTTTTGCATCGAGACAGAACGAAACGTCTTCCCCACACATATCCTGAACTGCACCAGATTCAAAGACTTGCATCTTTGGAGCAAACCAAGGATACTCAAGATTCTCAAAGACTCCTTTCTTAATCAGAACCCATCCAAAACCAGTATAATCAACTGTAAAAGGCTTCCGACGCTTCGAGATCGAATCAACGGTTTCATGATTCATCACTCCACCATTCTTACGGAAGTCATCTTCTTCCAACCAGTGTGCTACTGAAGTTGTGTGACCATCTTCTGTGGCATACCAACCTGCGGCAATTTCACGCTCTTCGCCTTCAGTAGGCAGAGCAGCATCACATAGTTGCCAGAACTTTTCTGTGTTAAACACAATGTCATTATCAATCCAGAGTTGATAATCATACTGAAGTTTTCCATCCCAAGGAATTTGCTTCGGTCCACGTAGAACATTTGCTCCAAGAACTTTACAACGTGCAAAGTTCACCATGGATGAATAATCTTGAGAAATTTGAATGGCCATGTTATTTTGTACAAGATCAAAACAGAGTTGTACAAAGGCCTTTAAGAAAATATAAGAACATCCTCTACCTGGAAGACAGAAGATGATTGATTTTCCTCGCATTCTTTCTTTAATGGCATCATAATCCCACTCCTGTTTTGGAGCAGTTGGTGCCGTTGCTTTAACAGTAAATCCTTTTGCCATAAGTTAAAAATAACCTTCAGATCAATTTTATCAGTTTATATATGCTTTTGTCAATACAGAATTCTTCCGTACTTATCTTCTAATCTCACAATATCTTCCTCATCGCAATCGCCTAGTTGTGTCTCAATAATG